GCACATTCTTGCGGTTTTCACCATTGCTGTCCTTTACCCAAACCGCACGACCGCCACGAACCTTGCGTGAACGCTCGTAGAAATAAGCTAAGTTTGTAATCTGTGACATAATACTTAAAAATTAGTTTGTTAAACTTTTACTCTCTTTAGTCCAGACAATACAGCTTCGTCGTTTTTGCGAACTTGCTGTGGAGCGAGTGGTTTGATGTCACCGATACTATCCTTGAAGATTTCTTGGAATCGTGATACGAGAGCATCTGCCTGCTCCTTGTCTGTTTTTTCAAGGTCTACGTTAGTACCGTTTGCAAATGTCTCGAAAGACTTGTGCAGGTCTTGGCGTATTCCTTTCTTGGCAATATCCATGATGGATGCGAACTTTGACTTCTTGACTTCCTCGTTCTTGTACTTCTTTAACTCGTCGAGCTGGTCTTGGAGTTCTTTCGGTACTTCAAACTTTGGCGGTTCTTTCTTGCCAAGTTTTTTGTTCAACTCCGCAATCTGATTCTTGTACTCGTTTTCCTTCGTTTCAAAGGATGTTTTCAGAGAGGAGTTAATGTCAACGGATGCGCTGAATGCGGTGTCGAGATTAAAGTGCAAATCTGCAACCATCTCTGCCTCTTCAACATCTTTGCCTTCGTACTTTTTGACAAAGAAATTGGAGAATTTTTCCTTAAATCCGTCGGTTAGATTTTCAGAACCATACTTTCGTTCTGTACAATAGGTGTTCATACTTTCCAACACCGTTTCTTTTGTTACTTCCATAGTTACTTACTATTTTTTTAACGTGAATTAAACAAATGTTTGTGCAAAAATAATAATAAGGTGTATGCGCAAAAAATTATTATATGAAACTTATCGTTTACAATAAAGAAAAATAAACGAACTTTCTATTGCGTCATGCGAACACACATTGTTTCAATGTGTATCTTTGCACCAAGAAATTTCTTTAACATCATGGCAAGAAAACGTAACGACATAGTATTAGCACCATTGGAGGATGGCAATCAGAAGTATGCAATTCGTTCCAATGCGGACATTGTGTGCTTTACGGGAAACACGGGAGGAGGCAAATCTTATGCTCTTTACTACGCACCAATCGAATATCTTGCTATGAACGACAACGCAAAGATTGTTTGCTTTATGCGTAACGTGTCAGACTTTTTTGCAAGTGGAAAGGTTATGGATACACTAAAGCAAATGTATCCGCTTGTTGATAGAGGTGTAAAGAAACAGCCACATGACCCTATTGGTGAGATTATTCGTCGTCAAGAGGATATGGGTATGAAGCTTTATAATGGTTCTGAAATCAAATTCCAACAACTTGACAACGAGAATCCAATTGTGATTGATAAGATTGCAAAGGGCTTGCAGGCAAAGAAACTCATCTTTGATGAGTGCAACAAATTTCTTTGGCGCACAATATCAACATTCTTTCCACGTTTGCGTAGTGACTCGGAAGGTAAGGCGCAAGTATTTCTTGCACAAAACCCCGAACGCGAGTGTTTCATGCGAAAGATGTGTGGAAAAGGTGAACATGGTGGTGGATGGATAAACGATGACGGAACACTTGACAAGTCAATGGATGGTGTTGTTATGTTTTTCTTTATGCCAGACGGAGATTACGAGCGAGCCATTTGGGGAAGAACAAAGAAAGAGGTCTATGAGAAAGGTAAGGAATTAATAGATGAAAGACTTGCTGTTGACCCAGACATGTCCTATGAGGACTTTATTCTTTCAATGGCTTTCTTTACCTTTGACGTGCGCGATAATAAAAAGATGTTGGCAAAGAACAAATCTTATCGCGGACTTGCTGCCAACTCAGCAACGGCACAATCTTCCTATGCAGCAAATTGGAACTATTCTATAACAGACGAGGAAGAAGAACTTGAAGACCTTTCAAACGTAGAACTATCTACCGTCGATATTGAACGTATGTTCCGTCCTGTAGAGATTCCTCGTGATAGTGTTTGCGAAAAACGCTTTATGACTATGGATATGGCAACCACAGGATTTGACAACCTAATATTCAAGTATTGGGAAAAGTGGACTAAGGTTGGTTTTATTTGCCGAGATATTAAATATTCTACACTTAATAACAATAGGGATGCGGTCATCATGGCTATACAGTTCCGTGACAAGCACAACCTACAGGAAAGTGAGATGATGATTGATGTTCAAGGCTTTGGTTATTTGCGTGAGTGTTTTCCAAACTCAAAACAATTCAGTGGCGCAGAACAAGCATCTAACAGAGGAAAAGCACAATTTAAGACACGCAAGGACGAGGCGGGACATATCACCATGCAAATGATTAAGGCTGGCTTGATTCATTACGAGCCGCGTCTTGCGCAATCGCACTACAATCACCAAAACATGAAACGTAGTGGTGGTACGACAATCCTAAAGCACATGCTTTTTGAAAGCCGAATATTCCAGTTCTACAAGACACCGAACGGACGTATAGCCATGATGAACAAAGACCAAATGAAATCTTTGTTGAAAGGTATGTCGCCAGACCTGTTTGACAACTGCATACTTATGTGTGGTAGCATGATATACGACTGCCACCGTATGCTTCGTGATGATGCTGGTCTGATGCGCAAGACACTTGAAGCGAGTGATATGCTTTCATTGCTTGGTGTAAATGGGCAAGAGGAAATTGATACACGTCTTGAAAGACCAAAGATAAAGATAAACAACGATTGGATGTTACAAACTTTAAGCACGATATAAAATGAAAAGAGAAAGAGACATAAATTGGTTTTTGTCAGAGCCGACGAGGTTGATGCAGATGAAGCCTTTTACGAGAGGTGGAACAACGAACCTACATGGCTATGAAAAGTTAAAGGGTGGTGTGTTAAACAATACAACGCTTGAAACAGGGTTTGCAAGTCTGAATCTTAATCCGATTTCGCAAGACTTGTACATTACTGAGTATCGCCCAGACTTACACCATATTATATTAAATAAGGCAATACCACATATCAAGGTTGTGCTCGATGGTTGCGAATTACCATCAAACATGATGGAAATAACGCAGACGGCATCGTTCCAAAAGTTGATACACTCTGCTCATGTGCGCAACCTTACAGCAAACCCGCTTGATTTTTGTTTGTTCAATCCAAAGCCAGAGGACGGCGAACGTGAATTGTTTGACCAAATCAAGCAAGAATGGATGTGGCGTAATTGTGAGTGGAACAAGTACATGGCAATCAACACTTGCAAGCAACTTGGTAATTGCGGATTACTGTTCTCTTACGACAAAGAAACGGGCAAATACACTATGACCAATTTCTCGTATGAAGATGGCTACCAAATGACACCAAACTACGACGAGTACGGAAATGAGGTTGCACGTTCTTTGTTCTACCAAGTGGACAATAAGGTAGTTATTGACACATTTGACAACAAGAAGCATTATCGCTGTGTACAAGGTGATACTGGTTGGGAGGTTACTTCAGAACTTCACGGTTTTTCACGTAATCCGTTCCTTATCAAGCGAGGAAAGGTTGCTTGGGAATATGCTGAAAGTTCTATCGAAATGTGGGAGTTGATGGCAAACATCGCAGCTATCGCCTTGAAGCGTTTTGGTACGTTTGCCCTTGCTTTTTGGGGTGAGATGGACAAAGGTTCTTTACAAAGAGATTCAAGCACATTGATTGTAAACCTTTCAAGCGACACAACAAATGGCAAGCAGGATGTTAAAGTATTGGAGTTTCCAGAGCCTCAGACAATGGACGGCTACCTCAAGACTCTGGAGGAAAAGATTTCGCTGTTCTCTTCCACGTCGTTTATTACGCCGAAAGACATAACAACGTCTAATAGTGGTGGTAATGGTATTGCGCTTGCAATGTCTAACGACTACTCACTTGCCGTTCAAAGCGCAATGGATTGGCAGTGCTTCGTAAATGATATGGTGTATTTACACCAAGAAGGTCTTGACCTCGAAAGTAATGGTGCAAGTAAATATTCGCGAGTTCGCATTGGTGCAAAGATTAATCCTTGGTCGCTTGAAACAACAAACACTAAACTTGTCAACCTCGGAATGGAAGCGCCTTACTTGTCAACTCAAACTGTTCTCGAAAAGTGCCCAGATGCAGCACCCGATGAGGTTGAGCGTGTTATTAAGGAGCGCGGTAGTCTTATTAGCCGTAATGATTCTATGGCAAACCAAGCAGCCACAACCGCTGAAAATGTTGCAACAAACCGCAACGATATGATTATTGACAACCAACCAAACGACCAAAACGTATAAAGATATGGACATTTACAGCATTATAAACACTATTGTAACCATCTTCCTCGGCGGCGGTTGGTTTATTTACTACAAGGCTAACAAAAAGAAAGCGAACGGTGAGGCTACAACCGCAGAGGCTAATGGATGGGAGGCTCAACAACACGTCTACCAACATACTATTGAGGACTTGGAAAAGTCTTGCGAGTTCATCCGCAAAGACAGAGACTTGCTCCGAAAGGAAAACGAAGAACTCCGTAAGGAGAACATGGAACTCCGTAAGCGCATAGGTACGCTTGAGGACAAGATTCTTGAATTGCAAAAGGATATTGCACGTAATGGTAGACGCATTGAGGCTTTAGTAAACAAGGATAAGAAGAAAAAAGCAAAGGAGGAACAATGACGCTTATGAAGATTTCACAAAAAGGCATAGACCTTATCAAGAAGTTTGAAGGTTGCAAGTTATACGCATATCGTGACAGCGTTGGTGTCGCCACAATAGGCTACGGTCATATCAAGGGTGTAAAAATGGGTATGAGTATTACACAGCAACAGGCGGAATCGTTTCTAAAAGACGATATAAAGCCCGTAGAAACGCTTTTGAATGGTATGGGTATAAACTATACGCAAGGGCAGTTTGATTCACTTACAAGCTTTATCTTCAATCTTGGGCAAGGCAATTTCAAATCATCTACCATGTACAAGTATATTGTTGCAGGGAAGTCTGATATAGAAATTACCGACCAAATGGTTAAGTGGCACAACGCAGGTGGAAAACCTTTGCTTGGACTCAAAAAGCGTCGCTGTGCTGAAGCCAATATGTTCTTGGGTAAAGAGGTTTACTATGTAGATGTAGCTGGAAACATTAAAAAGAAGTAGCTTATGAAAAAGTTATGGCAATGGCTTAAAGATAGTAATAGACTAAAGCACCTGTTGTTGGGTGTTTTGGTAGGTCTTGGTGCAGATGATTGGTATTGCGCAGAATACGTCGGTATTGGCGTTGCTGGTTCTTTGGAATTTAAAGATTATCAATGGGGAGGAAAGCCCGATTGGATAGACTTTACGCTTACTTTTGTTGGAGTTAATATTGGTTATGGTGTAAAAGCTATACTATTATGACGGATGAAGAGTTTTACATGGAAGCATGGAAACAGACCACTAATCGTTGTGGCTGTGGAACACCACTCTACCTTGCGATGATAATAGGGGTTATTCTTTTACTTTCCTCTTGTGCAACAAAGCGTATTCAGTACGTTGATAGAGTTGTAGAGAAAGAAGTTGTTCGTGAGGTACATGACACACTAAGGGAAAGTGTACATGATAGTGTATTCCATACAATCATTCAGAAAGGTGACACTGTGTATGACACCAAGCATATCGAGCGTACCAAGTTTCGCGATAGGATTATTGAGAAAAAGGACACCTGTTGGCGTGACTCAATACGTACCGAATACAAGGAAAATGTGGTTGAAAAGACCATAATTCCAAATTGGTGCTATTATTCTTTGGCAATTTGCATATTATTATTTATCTTTGCAATCATAAAAGTTACAAGATGGGTGCAAATACATTAACAGGGCTGAATAGAACGTTTCCGATAAAGAACTCAGACGGCACATCGTTCCATGACCTTGTATTACACAAGGTAGCGGTTGATAGTGTTGTCATGTCTCTTGGCGACAAGATAACTGGTGATGTGTACTATAGAGACAACAAACTTTCGGTAACGATGCAAGAGTATGTCGAATACAAAGGCATACGATATGTCCTTATCAATCCACCGACCATTGTGCGCGAGGGAATGACAAGTGACAATAGTGACTTGCGTGGAATGACAAAGTACTCCTTTGAGTTCTACCATCCCATGTGCAAGCTTGGTAACTTTCCATTCACAGATATTGCTGTAACGGAAGACCAAGAGCAATATTTGTCACAGAATAAAACATTCTCATGGACTGGCACAGGTTTTGATTTTATTGCAAAGCTAAACAAGAATCTACAAAGCACAGAATGGGTTGTTGTTACAAGTGACAATGTAGAGTCTATTGCCAATCTTTCGAAACTTCCAGACGAGATACCATCAGATAGTGGAGACAAAGAAAATAGTCTTGTACTTTCTTTTGACAGACAGTTTGTTAGCGATGCCTTGAAAGTTGCTTATGACACATGGAAAGTTCCATTTGTTATAGATGCTCTTCATGAGGGTGAGTATTTTGATGATGATGATGTTGATTACTACACACAAGATAAGCATTTTGTTATTGTCTTTGGTCTTCCATCTAATGAGATTCTTGATGAGAACAACCAACCGTTCATCTTTCAGTTCGGTCAAGGTGTTGGGTTAAAGAACAACTCAAGAAATCCAAGAAACAATAAGATTATAACGCGCATAATACCGAATGGAAGCACAAGGAATATTCCTTATGGCTACCCACAGATTCGTTGGTATGGAAACCAAGACTGGAAGTATAATGACTACGAGAAGACTACGTGTGTCAGTTTCCTATACTTCAATATGACCATTGGCAACCTTGACGATGAGGGCGTGACTGGTAGGCGTGATGCGCTGAATGCTTGGGTAGAGGCTGTTCGTAATAATATATATGGAGCACACCAACAAGATGCACAAGCAAGTAGTACATCACCATACGCTTATTCGTGGCAGGTGCATGCAAAAGGCGAATACTCGACAGTCTTTTTTGTCGATGCAAAATACAATTTGTCTTATCGTGTTGCCGCGACAGCTGGACAGTATGTTGATGTTGACAGAATGCAGCCATTGGCAGACGCCTACCCTATATACAAAGGTATCATGGGCGGTCAATATGTCAACCTTATCAAGCATCCATTCACTCGCACGACATTGATGCCAACCGTATATTATGATAGACTATTCAACAAGGTTAGTCCATATAATTCCAATGGCACAAAGAACGAGAGCTATGACCCAACAATAGAGTTGGTAGACTACTATGATGCTGTGACTGGTTATCCCAATCCAATAAACCCAGAAGCGCCAAGTGCGGAGATTCATTCATTCGATGACATATACCCAAGGTTCGGAGATAAGACCCTTGTAGAGGTGATGGCCTATGATGAGACTGTTTACACATCATTAGTGGACTTCGAAAGAAGAATGGATGAGTTGATTGCAGCAAGCAATAACGAGAACGAAAAGAATGCTTTGGAAGAAGCATTATCCGTAGTCACTTTTGGTGCTGCTGGTGCAGATTATCATGCTTATCAAGTAGGTGGAAGCTATACTTACAAAATAGACATTGTAGCATACGAATATCAAGGTGGTTTTTGGTACGACTTTTCATACAAATCAAGTACAGCAAGCTACAAGTGTAAGCCCTATGATGGCGAATATAGTCCTGCCCACTATGTTGTTTGGGATGATTCAATGAAGCCAGACACTGATGAGTATGTTCAGTCATACTTCAAGATAAAGCTACCTGTTCTTGATTTCGACTTGTATGCGTGTGCAAGCATCACGGAAGAAATGAGCATCAACATGCGTGATGGTGCTTGTATAGGTTGCACGTTCCAAGCATCAATTGACTGGGATGTATATAAAGCAAACTTCTACAAGACGGGTGAAGACGGTAAGACGTTGATATTCGACCCCGTAATACACACAACGGATGGCGATGGTCATGTACGTGATGGCAGCTTATTCCCAGATAGCTCACAAGGGCAGATAGAACTCGTTGTAAAGAAAGACTTGGACACATTTGGTACGTTGGTGCCTAACACATATCAACAGCCAAAGACAGGTGATAAGTTTGTTATCCTTGGTATCTCATTACCATACTCCTATATCACAAATGCACAAGATGAGCTTGAAGATGCCGCAAAGGAGTACATGCTTGAGAACAATGTTTTCTACTATGACTACCCATTGAAGTTTGATGAGTATTTCCTTGCAAACAATCTTAGTATTCTTGAGCAAGTAAGAAACAATACCATCGTTCGCTTTAAGTTTGGCAATGAGCCTACAATGGCATTGTACATCAAACAGATTACAGTCAAGTATGGTGATAACCCATTGCCTACATACGACATAACACTTACGGATGATGTAGAGATTGTACTTAATCAGATAGGACAGGTGACAGATGATGTAAGCCGTATGCGTGTTCAGATGTCTGAGCTACAAAAATACTACTCTGAAAATGTTGTCAATGAGATAAGGAACAAGATAAGTCGTATTGCAGATGATGTTGCGGAGGGGCGCATAACATTCCAAAAAGGTCTTGATGCAATAGGAAACATCATAATCCATGATGAGATTAGGAGTGACAACTTTGAAACAGGACTCTATGAGGGTCATGGATTTAGAATTGATTCCCTTGGTAACGCTGAATTTGAAAGTATAAGAGCAAGGTCTTTCCTTGAGGTGGTAGAATTGCTTGTTAATAGAATGCAAGCACAAGAGGGCGACACGGTATTCTCGGACAACGACCAAATAGACAGAGTTGAAAAGTATATAGACCCAACCGACAGTAGTGTTTCCTACGTGCTTTCGTTGAAAGAAAAGTGGGCAGGTTACTACACACCACAAATGTATGGTAACATTCTAAAGGGTATTATCAATACGCTTGCTGCAAAGGATGCGGGCGTTAGTGATGTTCAAGATAGTCAAACGGTAGAAAAGGACGGAAGCAATTCGTTCTTTACATCGTGGATGCGTGTTATTGCTACACACAACACCGACAACACTCTTTCGCCTAACCAAATTCGTGTGGTATTATATGGCGACGACGAAACACCCGCAGGAAGAAACTTTGAGCCTTGCGAGTTGATGACAATGACACGTTGGGGCTGTATCAACTACTCAACGAGCGACGCATCAAAATACGCAGACGAAGGTCTTGACACACAAGACGCAATTATTGCAAGCATCAAGCGTAGGCAGCAGGTGTTTTATATAAGCACAAGCGAAGGTCGCATTGTCAAACTCACAGGTGTTGACAGCCCTATCTTGCGTAACGGCAACTTCGGTACAACACTTGGTATATTGCCAGAGTTTGTACAGAACTATCCAACTGTACATGAAAGAATGATTGCTGGACGCGACTACCTCTATGCACAAGGTGTTGTTGTTGGTGACTTCATTAAGATAGACGTTGAGGGTAATCCGATTCCAACCGTAGTAGACAAGGGCGAATGGCAAAACAATACGCCTTACTACTACAACAAGTTCAACGAAACCACACAGCAATACGAAACACACAGGGTAAGACACAATGGCGGTACATGGCAGTGCTTACAATCTCAGCCAGTTATCAGTGGCGGTGTGGCAACCTACTACGAACCAAAGTGGAATAGCCCCTATTGGATGCTTGTAGATGGCAACAACAACCTCACGATAGAGTTTGTGTCGAGCAAGGGATATTCGTTCAGACGTGGTGCTGTAAATACCGACATCACACCACACCTCTTCTACGGCAATGTTGATATTTCAAATGATGTAGCCGCAGAGTATTGGAATTGGACTCGTTCGAGCGAAAGCGGAAAGACTACGGCAGACGAAGCGTGGGATGTCAAGCACACGGGATTGGTCACAGGCATAAAGACTTTGCATTTGACAAACAATGATATGCCTCAAACGTGGTCATCCGCTAACAAGGCAATATTCACTTGCACCGTTTCCGTAAACGATGGCAAGACTACAAGAATAGTAGATAATCAAATTATAAGTTAAACAAATTATGGGAAGAAGATTAAACACCTCAAGACCTACAGTAATCCAAACAATGCTCACACCATTGTCTGATTCGTTTGCGATTCAGCCAAGTGACACCTTAGAGCAATGGTATTACGTGAACACTGGAGCGTATAGCCCCGACCGTCAATCTACTCCCTTGCAATTGAAGCCTACAATCGTGGCTGTAGATACAAGTACCGAAACGATTTATCACCCTTCATTTGCAAGCGTGGTGTGGTACTACTTTGACCCGTCCAACAATACCAACTATTCGGCTACCGATGATTTTTGGCCTGGCCTTCATTGGGTACGAATTACGGCAGTCGAGGCAGAAACGGGCGGTGTTCTTAATGACTATTATTGCCCAACAACTGGAAATCCTGACTTTAAGTTGTACGTCCAAAAGAACGTTGCACCCCCTACCGTTGGCGATGGAAATGCAGGACAAAACCTTTGTTGTGTCGCAGTGTATATTGACCCACGAGATAGCGGCGTTACGATTAAGGTTAAAGAAACCGTATTGCTTGCTACAAACAAGGATGCTACTTGTGGCTCTTTGAAAATCAATTTACTTGCGCCTACAAAGACCGTTTTTAATGTGTTGTCTGGTGGTAGTTCGGTTTACAACTTTGTTGCACAAATTCTCGATGATAACAACAATGACGTAACCGATGACTATTACATCGAATGGTACGGCAAGGTTGACAACGAAAGAACCGAGCACCTTATCAACACTTTGTATTGCTATTCACAAGCAACACAAGTAACTGGTAAAGGTCAAGGGAAGGACACCATTACGATTGATGCAATGTACGTTGAACACCTCGACATCGTTTGCCGTTTGCGTAAAACATCATCGTCTGCATTGTTGCCGTCGGTAGCGTATTGCTCTTTGGTGTGGGAATTTCCTCAAATTAACCCGAACACTGTTTGCAAGAATGGCCGTGTAGTAAATTCAAGTAACCGCGAAATGACATTTACGAATATCATCAACTATCGCGGTGGTGTGATAAGCGACGCGCAACGTATTGCCAATTTCCTTTTCAACTACAAACGCCGTATTTCCACAAGTTCGTCTTACACGGATATGGGTTGGGGCGACGAAATCACGGTAGATAGCAGTACGTTACGCCAAACGACATCTTACTCTACACCTGTCCATGCCGAAGTTTATATGCTTGGTGCATATTCCGCAAGCCAAGATGACGACACATACGACGGTACTGGAACTTACGATGTAGTTACCGATGACGGCGACGTAGTGTTTGATAGATTATAAACAAATAAAAAAAAGGAGATACAATTATGTTAGAAACTGCAACTTATCTTGTAACGAAAGAAATCGCAATCCGTAGCGGTCTTGTAGATAGCCGTTACCGTATTGCCGATGGCCGTTTTGTCCTTAACAATCGTGACCTCTCGCGTGTGCGTTTCGAGCCAGATGAATACATCAACGGTTTGGAAGGCGTGGAAAAAGTCACTCCTGAACGCGCAAAGACCTTGATTCGCCAAAACAATTTCGCTATTGGTTTGGAAGTCGTAGAGCCAGTCGTAGAGGAACAACAAGAAACGGCAATTGCTGATGACGCTGAAAACGCCAATCAAGGCGACGAAACGCCAATCGAGGAAAACGAAAACTCTGAGCAACAAGAAAATACCGAAACGGAAACTATCGACGAAAGCGAAGTAGGTGACGTAGAGGATATTCTTGGCGGCGGCACACAACAAGAAGAAAATACTGAAACCGAACAACAAAACCAAGAGGAGGAATAAACAATGAGTAGTGTATCAAATAGATTCTATGTAGAGGCCATTGATGACGGTTCCACCCTTCATGGTCAACTTCTTTCCACCAAGGCATTAACTCAATCGTGGACTGGTAGCGCGGCTGTTCCGAATTGGAAGGTTGCTGGCAATCAACCTACCGTTTATGTGGACTTGATGAGTGGCACGTCAAAAGTGACACCAGACGCAGGCGGTAAGTGGTACTACAATAACGCTGAAATCGAATGGGCTGACGCAAGCGCAACCGCACGTAGTACCGATGGCCGTTTCCAAAAGGTAAACAACTACCCAACATCGGCCAATCCTACTGCGGCTATCAAGATTATTGACAACATTGCTTCAAATTCCAACGTAAACACCGACTCGTTGACCTATACAGGTTCATATACATTGGGTGGTTCGCCAATTGGCTTTAGCGTTTCCACGTTCATTAGGATTACTGGCGTTTCGTCGGCAGGTATCTTTGGTTTCGTTGAATTTGTCGGCAGTAACATCGTGACAGAAAAGAATCAAGTTGTTACTATGTATGCACGTCTTTTCAGTGCTGACGGCAACGAGATTACGGCAACGGCAAGCGGTAGCCCGTTCTCTACGGCATGGAAGATGAACAATGCAAGCATCGGAGCTGGTGGTGACGTGACGGTAAACGGTCAAACGTATCATAATGCTAAACAGATAAGCGAATCACAAATTACCGACAATAGCATTATCGAATGTGATTTCTCTTACGTTACAACAATCGACGGCACAAGCACGACTTTGACGTACACAACATTTGAGAACGTTGATGACCAAACTGACCTTGAACAAATGTTTATCCAATATAATGGAGGAAATGACATATCAGCGACACTAAAGAAAGGTGGACAACCAATTACTTGGAACATTTGGATTGGCACGCAAGATGACCCGACGGTAGATACGTCTTGGAACGAGTTTTATGTTAAATTACTTGATTCAGACGGAAATGTTGTTCACAACACAATAACTGGCATACCGTCTGAGATTACCGATTCATCCGATGAGCACTATGGCTGGCGTCCTCTTACGTGGGATGGCTCTGCCGCTCACATTACCATAACTTATGACATAGTGCATGATAGTAATACCTTTAAGAATTATCTCACGGGTATTGTTCTTGCTGAAACAAGTAACTAATAATATGATATTAACAATTTAAATACTATAAAATTATGGGACTTTTTCAAGATTCATTAAAAAAATGGTTCTACAAGAATGGAACGAAGGTTCTTACTGATACGAGCCGTGTAACACTGCTTGATGCAAACGGTGAACCTCTTGGAAGCGCAAGCATGGATGAGTTTGTAAGAAAGGTTGCGGCCACACTTACAAGCCCAGACGACTACGTAGACCTCGGACTGCCAAGCGGTCTGCTGTGGGGAACAAAGAATATCGGCGCTACGTCACCTACTGGATGGGGGTGGTACTTCTCTTGGGGAAACCTTGACGGACACCCAGAGGGTAGCGGATATAACTTCTCACAGGAAGTATATGACACAACTGACGCTGCAAGCATTTCACAGGACTTAGACGCTTCACAGGATGCCGTTCGAGCAATCAAGGGCGGTACATGGCGTATGCCTACGCAGTATGATTTTGCTGAGTTGTTCAACTCCGCTTATACGACAAACGAATGGACTACGATTAATGGTGTCAACGGAAGAAAGGTTACATCTAAGATTAATGGTAAAAGTGTTTTCTTTCCTGCCGCTGGCTACTACAATGGTACGTCTCTCAGCAACAGAGGGTCGAACGGCAACTATTGGTCGTCGTCGTGGATTTCAGCCACTAATGCGGGGAGCTTGGGCTTCAATTCATCGAGCGTCAACCCTCAGAATAGCTACGGCCGTCGCTACGGGTTCTCGCTGCGCGGGGTCATGTAACTTTGTCTTTCCAAACCAATAAAATGTATAACTTTCATCATAAGGTCGCACAAAGCCACACTCTCCAAAGTGTGTGCGGCGTGTGGCTGATGATGAACCCAAAGAACAATATATGTCAATAGCAGATATATTAGAAATAGAAAGAAATAGAGAAGAATCTTCAACATGGAACGTCATACACCTATTCAAGGAGGGTTCTTTCTACCGTGCCTACGAATGGAGCGCATGGCTTACTGCCGTCGTTTCGTTCAATGATTCAGTGCGCAATGGGACACAGGATAGAAAACCATTGACTGTGACAAGAAAAAAAGACAAGAATAATTACGGAACTTTTGTCTTTGTGGGATTTCCGCTCAATTCGATTGACAAATACATTCCGAACAATATCGAGTTCAAGCCTATAAGTGACGGACAGATAGATATTCAGATAGAGCTTCCTGCTGACATTGGCGAGATTTCTTTCGATGCAATATCAAAGAAGATTGACGAATGGAAAGATGGTGTTCCTGTAAAGGAGGAGAAGCAGAAAAAGGGTAAGTCGGATGAAAGTACGCCTTTTGTTATGTCGTCCGATAGACCGATGAATATCACTGGTATTATGACACAGATAATCGCCTATCCATTGGAGCAAAAATCTCCTATGGAAGTGGTTGCTTTCGTCAGTAGTATACGCAAAGAATTAGCAATGTTGTTTTAATATACTAAAAAAGGATGGGGTCAGACAAAGTTCATAGGTCATACGTCTGCTTCTCGTGGAGATGTGGAAAAAGTAAAGATGTTAGATGGCTTCGTTTTGATTCTTTTTAATATTCGTATAAGGTTATGACCGAAAAGACGCTTTTCTTTCCTGCCGCTGGCAACTACAATGGTACGTCTCTCAACAACAGAGGGTCGAACGGCAACTATTGGTCGTCGTCGTGGATTTCAGCCACTAATGCAAGGAACTTGAACTTCAATTCATCGAGCGTCAACCCTCAGAATAGCTACAACCGTCGCTACGGGTTCTCGCTGCGCGGGGTCAGCACTTACTGTTACTCCATTCTTTTTGCTTTCATCATGGTATTGACAAGGGAGAAATTATTAAAAGACCTCTATATCGCTTTTTATGATGCACGAAGACACAAGTCGAAAATGTCTTACGTCGTAAAGTTTGAGGAAAACCTAAAAGACAATATAGAAAATCTATGTGACGAATTGTACAATAGGACTTACGAGCCTCTTCCGTCAAAATGCTTTATCGTGGACTATCCGAAGAAAAGAGAGGTGTTTGCAGCACGATTCAAGGACAGGATAGTACATCATCTGTATTATGGATATACAAACACATTATTTGAGAGGACTTTTATACAAGATTCATATAGTTGCATCAAAGGACGTGGAACGCACTACGGCATAGAAAGGCTTAAAAAGCACATAAGACAAGAAAGCCAAAATTGGCAGAATTCGTGTTATGTGATGAAGATAGATATACGTGGATATTTCATGCATATCAACAGAAGTAAACTGCTTAACATCACTTTGCAAAGCCTTGACAAGATGTCAACACACAAGATACACAGAGGCAACGACGCTACTTGGGGTGACGTTATAGATATGGATTTTGTAAAATGGCTTACGAAGGTTATCATAATGTTAGACCCGAAAATCTGCTGTACACGAGTAGGAAAGGACGATGATTGGATAGGTCTCGACAGAAGTAAGTCGCTTTTCTATACACCCAACGGATGCGGATTACCAATCGGAAATCTGACAAGCCAACTATTCTCGAACGTATATCTTAACGTCTTTGACCAATATATGAAACGAACGCTCGGTTGTAAGCATTACGGCAGGTATGTTGATGACAGTTATATCGTAAGTTGCAACAAAGAATGGCTGTTGTCTTTTATACCTAAAATACGTGAGTTTCTAAAGAGTGTTCTTGAACTTGATATGCACATGGGTAAGACCGTCATATCTTCCGTGCATAACGGGGTGGAATTTCTTGGTGTGTACGTAAAGCCTTTCCGTTCATATATTTCAAGAAAGACATTGAAAAGGATAGAACAGGGAATGAGAAACTTGGACTTTTCGTTCACAAAGCACGCAGTAAGAACAATAAACAGTTATCTTGGAATCATGCAACATGCCGCAACGTATAACATAAGAAAGAGGTTATTCTTCAATCTGTGTGTGATGCGATTGGGCGTGTTATCGCAAGATATATCTAAAATTGTAGACAGGGAATCTTATTTCAGCTTAAACACATAAAACTATGGGAGCAAGAAAATCTATATCAAATTCGTTTACAGTCAACACCGTAGAGGACGGAGCAACGCTTACCGCGAAGAGTGCTATACATTCCGTTGGCATACGTTGCACCAGTGATGGAAAGAGTGATGGAAGTGGTTCTTCGGCAGGTATGGTCACGCTGTATGTTGACGGTGTGGCTGTACCTACAACATATCTATCCATTAAGTCACAACCAAGCGGTCTTACTGTTCTCACCCATACGCAGCAGTCCGCTATCCCAGAGGGAGGTGTTTCTATATCATGGGCGAACAACGTGGATATGGCGAACCTCGAAGGTGAGGTTGTCCTTACGGTGTCATACAATAGTTACAGCACAGAGTTCTCCATTCCTATCATCTGTGCCAAGGATGGTGAGGATGGTGTGACATACACCATTAAGACCAATATCACTGGTGTTACGATTCCCTCCAATCATTATGGTGCAACGATTCCGTCGCTTCAAGCCAACTTCTATAAGAACACAGCAACAGAGCAGACATCGTTTACATGTTATTACGGATTATATTTCCGCTCTGAAAGCGGTGGGTATAGCTTAATTGCAAGCGGTCAAGACAGTGCGTATGCTGTCAGTAACTTGGATATTGATTATGGCAGCTACAAGATTTCTGCCATTGCGATATTCATGTTCAAGAGCAGCTATTCGTCTACGTCGCCACAGACACAACCATGCTACGCAAGCATAGAGATACCCGTGGTCAAGAATGGTGATACTGGGCCTACTGGTCAAAGAGGCAAGATTGGGCGGTTCTTCTACTACGCAGGCGATTGGGATGCAACAAACAACACGGATGCTTTTGTCGTGAACGATGGTAACGCGCCATTCTTTAGCAAGGCGGGTAGTTCGGCAAACGCCTACTATGTGTATAACCCTGCCACCAACCCTTCGGGCGGTTCTTTGACGATGAAGCAGATGGCTGATGCTTCTGAAAAGGTAGATGGTCAGATTGCTTGGAACAAAGCCCCTTGGGAGGTAATGTACAACGATTTCAAGTACATTATAACCAAGGCGTTGTTTACAGACTTTGCAATGCTTGGTGGCTTCGTAGTCAGTGGAGATTTCTTGATAAGCCAGTATGGAGTTGTAAGAAAGTTCTTCCAAAATAGTTCAAGAGACCCAATCACAGATAGCGATGGTACGTGGTATTTTTACAAGCAGATTGGCTCCAGTGCTTACATATACACACTTGAGATTACATCGAAAGGGAAGATGGTTACTTCTCCAAGTGGCGAATCGGCTGCTGCATACACATACTTTGATGGATTTGACGAAACTGAATATGATGCTGATTATATCCAATTCTTTCCGACGTACTGTGTTAATATGGCGACAGGGCAATCCAAAATGGGAAATGTCGAGGTCGAAGGACAGATAAAGTGCAAGTCTTTAAAGACGGGCATTGAACGAGTTGTCATGAGTCCGTCTGGCTCTACAACATCATTGGCAGCAAGTGAGTATTCAGATGAATCAGCTGGCAATTGTCCAACAACCGTAATGTTTATGCTAAAGAACGACTATCGAAGCGCTGCCATAACCATTGGGCTTCCATCAGCAAGCATCTTCAATGGGTGCAAGATTGACTTCATTATGCCTGTTCAAAATGAGAACTACTTGGCACTACAATTCCAAGGAGTTCGTGTAGCCGTAAACAACAGTTCTGCTATTGATAACTATATGAACTCAAAACAAGTCACCGTTCAATGCAACTATGGTGCGAGTGGTAGGTCATTGAAGCTTGGTAAGTTTACGGTTGTCAGCGATGGAGATTATTGGTGGCTTATTGATGCACAGAACGTGACAACATCAGGCGGGAACATATTCTCATAGCTAAACATGAGTAACACTATTAAATGGAGAGGTTTAAAAGCCTCTCCTTTTTTTGTTTGTACGCAAAAAATATTAGACAAAACAAACGTAGCTATCTAATACCAAGTAAATTACAAAAACATGTAATTCGAAAAAAAATAATTCTTCGTCAAATATTGTTTCTTAAAACACCAATAAGTAAAGATGTTTTAAAACTTATATATGGACTTGAAAGAGTCCAAGTAAGATTTAATGATTAAACTAATTAAATTTGCAACCGTAACGTTACAAAGCGATTAATAACTAAAGTTTAACAAATTAAATCTTACTTGATTATGAGTGAAATTTATCAGTTGCCCGACAATGGCAACAACAACGGAACAAACATCCCGTTTTCCATACCCATCGGACTTGGTGGCATGAATAATGGTTTTGGGTTTGGTAACAACATGAACGGTATCTACGACCTTCTTGGCGTAGCCATTATTGCCTCTTTGTTTGGATGGGGTAATGGAGGTTTCGGATTTGGTGGAAACGGATTTGGCGGCGCAGGTGGCGCAGGCTTTATCAGCAACCAACTAAACAATGATAGCGGTCGTGAGTTAATTATGAACGCCATTACAGCACAGGGCGAGGCAGCACGCACAGCC